AGCGGTATTAATTAAACTGGCCCGCCAACCTTATGTGCTGTATTGATTTGCCTGTAGATTATTTGTTTTTGAGATGTTCTTTAAGAATATTTGAGCCGCCAACTCGTACATTGATGATACCGTTGTAGTAATCATCTGTTTCAAGCACTCTACGTTCAAATTGTTCTCTGGCCTCTAAGTAACTTGCTATGCCTCTGCTTGGACAAAAGTGTAATATTTCTCTTGTAAAATTTTCTGCGCCTAACTGTTCAACATCTGCGTTGAGCCGGTCACTGGAACCCCAGTAATCTCTCCAATCGCTTTCTTTTGTTGAACGTCTTTTGTTTTTTTTGCCTTTTAGCGGTGGCTTAGTTACTTTAAACTTTGCTAGTTTCTTGCCTATGTACTTCATGCTATTGACGTTATTTGTTATCAAGTATACAAATGCTTCACAACCTTTCGGTAGTTCATCAATTTCTTTTCCTTGATATGTCCATTGCATGCAGTACTTACCGCTTGCGTTGTTTTGCTGCCTCTCTTTTGAGTGGTTTTTCTTCTTGGTGTGCCTTGTGTATTTCTTCCATGCGTTGTTTTGCTAATCTTCTTATTTCACGCAAACATCTACGCGAATACACATGATTTCGTACAGAATTTGAAAGTTCAAACTTTTCGTTTGCTTTAAAATATTCTAAGTATGCTTGTACCAGTTGATCGTGTGTATCTAAATCCATTTTAATCTACGTAGTCAATATCGTTCGCATAACTGGTAAAGCCGTTTTCCTTAATAACCCTTAGGACATTGTTTACCCGTCCAATTAGTTCATCCTTGTGACTAATTAGATAGATATTCTTTTGACGCTCTCTACCCATCTTTTTAAGTACACTCAGCGCACTTTCAACGCCAGCAGTATCCATACCACTGTCAATTAGCTCGTCAATGAACAACAAGTTAATGCTTTGATACAGACTTTCCCAAACATCGCGGAACGCAAAGCTCAATCCTAGAATTAAACGGTTACGTTCACCGCGACTCAAGTTATCAAAGTCAAGATCTTGTCCTAACTGTGTAATCTCAACAGCCAAATCGTTTAAGAATACAACTTGATGCGGAAGACCTAACTTATCTAGATAGTAAGTAAGTCTATTGTTTAGATACGCTAGGTTTTGATCAATAATCTTCTTACGGATAAAGCTGTCCTTGTTAGTCAACAACTTTAAGAGGAATTCTTGGTGTTCTTTATAAGCAGTTAACTCGTTAATAATATTCCAGTTGATTTCTTGTATTGCTGTTTTATTAAGTTCGTCGATCTGTGCTTGATATGGATCTTCTTCGTTTAGTTTAGATGCTAAACTCTTCTTCAAGTTGTCTACATTGTTACGATGCTCATATGCTTCTTTAGCAGTTTCGTAATATGTAATAGGCTTGCCGTTAATGTTGCCAATCTCTGTTAACGCTAAAACAATATCTTTTAGTTTGTTGCTAACTTCAAGATGATACGTGTCAGCATCCTGCAGATCTTTCATCTTTTTGTTTAAGATTTCTTCTTTTTTGTCTGCATGCAACGGTTGATTGCAAGCATAACATACAGCTTCTTCCAAATCTCCAATGTCTTTTTCCACTTTTTTAACAGTCTTGTCAGCTTGCAACAGCGCACTGTCAATAGTGCTTTTTTCTTTATTAAGAGCCAAAATAGTCTTGTTAAGCTCAGACCAGTTGGCCAGCTTTTCGTGAGCTTCTAGCTCTTTATCAATATTGAGTTGCTCTAGTTCTCGTATAGCTTCTTGCAATTTCGCCGCATCTTGACCTTTCTTAGAAGTCCAAGCTCGCTGAGTTCCTTTCAAACTGTCAATAGTTGTTTGAATTTTACCATTAGCAGCTTGTAGAGCGTTAATTTTAAGTGTTTCTTCTACTATAGCATCTTTTGTTAGCTTGGTCTGTTCTTTAAGAGCTTCTGCTTTTTCACTGAGGATAGTAATACCCAGTAGCTGTTCAATAATAGCACGTTGCTCATTCTGCTTCATGCTCAAAAACGGTTCTGTGTAGGTATTGAGAGCAACAACATGCTTAAACATGTCGTGACTCATACCAATTAATGTATCAATAGTATGCTGAGTATCTCTACTGTCGCCTTGACTTTCATCTGTAAGCTCTTGCTCTTGATCATCAATATAAAATTTAAGGACATTAGGAGAACGTCCACGCTCAATCCTATATGTCGTACTGTTCTTTTCAAAATGGAGGGTCACCAACATCCCCTTATTATTAGTTTTGTTAATAAGGTTGTTACGTTTGATGTTGGTGAGTGCTTGGCCGTACAGAGCATAGCTTAAACCATTAATAATGGTTGTTTTGCCTGTACCGTTACGAGAGCCCGTATCGTCACCTCCTTGATCCAAGTTTTCGCCAAGCACAAGAGTTAGCTGTTCCTTGTTAAAGTTAACAGCTTGAGTCTGGTTGCCCACACTCATAAAGTTTTTTACTGTAAGGTCTTTAATTTTTATTGTCATTATAGCCCGTGATAAATTTCTAAAAGAGTTTTCTTGTTAAAGTTGTCAGTATCAAGTTCTGCAATTTCGCCTGCAACAATTTGATCCACTGATTCAAACCCTGTGATGTCTAAATTGGTAGTAATTTCCTCAAGTTGCTTTTGAGGAATTAACGTGATCTCTCTACAACTGTATTGAGACATAAATGTTTCCTTAATGAAATTAGCTTCTTCATAAGAAATTGGAATATCCAGCGTAATGCGTAGATACATTTTTGCTTTCATTATTTCTTCAGGATTATCCAGTAGCTTACTAAGTTTTACTGTGCGATACTTAGGGCAGTTAGGCCAATCAATGTATTCAGGTGCTTTGCTATTTTCTTTATCAAGTATCATCATCCCACGTTCATCATCCCACGTGTCAGCATAGTTGTGAGGGAATGCATTACCGATATAATGAATAGCACCTTGCTTTTGTCGTTTGTGAAAGTGACCACTAAACACATAGTCTTGATGCTTAAAATGCTCAGCTTTTAGATCTCCGTGATCTGGCATCTGTACCATAGCATTCATATAAAAATGAGGAAGTTCAAAATGACCAAACATATATTTTGTTTTGATCTTTTCAATATTCTTCCATTCATCCCCTACCAGCCATGGTACAAGTGCAACATCACCTTCAACGGTAATGCGATCAATAAATGTAATACCAGGAATGTGTTTACCAAATGCAGTTGAGCTAATATCACGTTTGTCTTTATAGTACATATCGTGATTGCCAACGAACATATAAAATTGTTCAAAAGCTGCACCAAGTTTTTCCATGCTACGAATTGTAGCATCCATGGTTGCTAGGTTAAGACTGTTGCGATTGTGATGCCAATCGCCACAAAAAATTCCAGTTTCACAACCGTTAGCTTTTGCTTGGTCAATGTACCAATCTATAAATTCTTCACAATCGTTATTGTGAACAACAGAATTACCCTTTAACCCAAAATGTATATCTGTAAATACCGCAGCCTTTTTGAACAAAATTGTTACCTCATTCCTAATATTAGTATACGCTGGTTTTTTAAAATAGTCAAGACTTTTTTAGTCTGAGCTACTTTCTGAGTGTCTTTTTTGAGCAGCTTCCCATTCGCCTGCATGCTGTCTAGTAAACGATGGATTTAAATCATTCATCTCAAGGATATCATCTCTAATGTTTTGATTGCGTTTTTCAATATTGATAACACGTACAAATGAGTTAGTGACTGCGGCTGTGTAGTAAGCAAACGGGTTGTTTGATTTGCTTTCATCAAACTGTAAACCAATTTGAGTAAGTTGCAATATTGCTTGTCCCCGCATTTCGTCATTGTATGTGTATCCTCTTACATTACCCCTAGTAGCATAACGCTCACACAATTTCATCCACATCATTGCAAGTGTATTAGTAGCACACCCGTGACTCTTGGAAAAGTGTCCATTCTCCATACCACCAATCCAATGGCTTTTTCCAACACATATGAGTTCATCATTCTCATCAAATTTCCAATGCTGAAACGGTGGAAAATTTAATTTTGTTTTTCCATCAGCTATTGTTTTTGGATTCTTTTTACGGCCCAGTTCTTCAGGAACATGATCAAATGTCATGATACGAAAAACAAGATCTTTCTTGTCTATCTTTTTATAATCAATCTCACATTCACTTTGCTTTACTTTTTCACCAGAGCTTTTCCTAGATTCATAATCTTCTTGGGAAAGCTGTTTGGCTTTATTTCTCTTAGCTTCTGCAACAGTTCTTACATTAATTTTGTCTAAACTGAGCAAAATTAGATCATAGCTATTATATTCTGGTTCAATATAGCTACAAAATGTAGCTTTAGACCTGTGGATTTCGGCTAAAATGTCTTTATTGTTTAAATAGTTTTTCTTTTTCATCAAAGTCTCCAATAGTAATTTACATTATAATATACATAGATAATTTTGTCAACTAAATACTTACAGGAGATTACCTATGTCCATATTTGGCAGTTTTAACATCGGTGGCGCTATATCAGCTGCAACATCAAATTTTTCAAGCGTTACTAGTTCGCTTCGTGGCGTCACCGGCGGATTAAATTCTGCGCTGGGCACACTTAGTAGATCCACAGGCGGTATACTTGCCGGGACTAATATTGGAAATACAATCAACAAGGTTGCTAGGGTAGCAAGTATTGTTGACAGCTTACTAGGCAATGGCAAAGATGTCGCTGGCGCATTTAGACGTGTAGGCAATGCCACCCAGGGAGTGTTTGTTGGAGCCAATCCACCAGATAGAGGATTTGTACCTGCTATTGCAGCATCAGACGTTTCAAATAGAACTGATAAGTCTGATGCTGGTGATTGGCGAGTTAGTTTAAGCGTTCCGACAGAAATTGCAGATAGTCCTGTATTTGCTTCGTTTATGGGTGATAGTGGTACAAAAGGCAGAATGGTATTTCCTTTTAATCCTACAATAAATTTAGGCCATACAGCAACTTATGCTAAGATTACGCCTACACATACTAATTATCCCTTTAATGCTTACCAGAGCAGCAGTACTGATAATATTACAATTGCAGGAGATTTTTATAGCGAAAACGCAGCTGACGGACTGTATTGGATAGCATGCGTACACTTTTTAAGAACTATGACTAAAATGTTTTACGGCAACGGCGACAATGTTGGACTTCCACCATTGGTAACTCACCTTAATGGTTACGGAAAATATGTGCTAAATGATATTCCTGTAGTAATTACAAACTTTACTGTTGATATGCCACCTGACGTTGATTATATTCCTGTAACAGTTCCAGGAGATCCAGCGCAAAACTACGTTCCAATTAAGTCAACACTAACAGTAACCTGTGCACCAAATTATGCTAGACGTGCGGTGTCAAGATTTGATCTTAAGAAATTTGCAAATGGCGGATTTGTTAATCGTCCAGAAGGATTTGTATAATGAGTAGTAAATCACTAGGACCCTACGCAACGACTCCTTTAAATCCCAATGGCGGATATCTAGATATATTAAAAATTCGCCCCATACCTGCGGCAGCGGATGATATACTATATGAAATAACACCAGCATACACTCATAGACCAGACCTATTAGCACATGATCTTTATGGACAAAAAGATCTTTGGTGGATTTTTACACAACGAAATTTAGATGTGTTAAAAGATCCAATCTATGATTTTATAGCAGGTACTAAAATCTTTTTACCACAGAGTCAAAAATTAACAAACCTGTTAGGACAAGGATAAATGGCAATTTCATTAGGTGATTTTAATTCTACAGCTTCGTCTGCTATCAACGGCGTTAACTCGTCGCTGAATACACTAACACGATCTACATCATCTCTCGCTTCTAATTTTTCAATTCCTACTGATGCAGTTAGTAGGAATATATCAGCAGCATCAGGATTACCAAATATTAGCCTCGGCGGTGCCAGCATTGGTAATCTTGCTAATCAATTTTTAGGTGACCAATCAGGTGCTGCAAAACTTATTGGTCAAGGTGCTGCGGCCTTTGGTGCAATTAATAAACTTAGTGGATCTCTAGGCGGCATGTTTGGAAATGCTAGCGGCAATCCTTTGTCTATTAGCAGTCTAATCGCTGGAAAATTGTCAGCTAGCGGATTGGGTTCGTTTGCATCTAGTATTGAAGGGTTATCATCGATTGGACAACGAGTCGCAGGATCAGTTTCTGCATTTAATAAAGTCACCGTTTCTAATAGGACCAATCAAGAAGTAAGAGGTGCTGTTGGCGGATCCTTTGATACTGCAAGAGCGTATACTGAATCGTTTAAACCTGATACCAGCGGCATTATGGCAGCATTGGCGGGTAACGGAGATAAAAATCCTAATATTAAAACAAATTCTTCAGGGAGGATAGAGAATCCTTTAAGAGAATATAATCACTACAACTATATTATTACACTAGGCGTACTTGATAAAGACCAAAGCAATAATCCTAGTTCATATAGAAGCCAAGGTCAAAACTTTAAAAAAGTTTTAATTCGGTCTGGCGGCGGCAGCTACGAAAACAGAGTTAGAACAGAAGACGAAGGCAATGAAAACGCAGAATATTTTATAGATGATATTGAAATTGCCGCTGTTATAGCGCCTAATCCTAATACTGGCACTGCTTTAGGAACAAATGTTACTTTTAAAATTATTGAACCTTACAGTATGGGCAAACTGCTCGAGTCGTTAGAAGTTGCCGCAATGGAAGCTGGATTTAGTCAATATGCACAAATGCCCTATTGCTTAAAAATAGAGTTTTTAGGTTGGGACGAGAGAGGAGAAAAACCAAAAACTCAGGCGAAGCCTGCATACATTCCCATTAGAATTACCAAAATGGATTTTGCTGTAACTCAACAAGGTAGTGTGTACGAGTGTAAAGCTGTTCCGTTTAATGAAGGTGCGTTAAGTGATGTAGTAAATAAAACTAAAATAGCAATAAGTTCACAGGGAACCTATGTACACGAAATATTAGAAAATGCTAAAGATTCGGTTACTGATGCAATTAATAGTCAAATAGAGAATCTTGAAAATAGAAA